GGTTATTCGCGCTCCGATTAATCGCTAGATAAATCGCTAATGATTACAGTGACTAATGGAAGAATTAGCTAAAAGCGAATTAGTATCGAGAGGACAATACGCAAGATATAAAGGCGTCACAACGCCTTACATAATCGCATGGATTAAGAAATACGACGTTCCGCTTACTGATAACAAACTAAACGTCGAGGTCGCGGATCGGTATTGGTTGATGCGCCCACAATCACGCGCCAAGAAAATCGATTTTAGCGAAGCGCGAACCGCGAAGATGCAAGCTGATGCGAGACTTGCCGAAATGAACGCGGACCAAATGGCGCAGCAGTTAGTCGAAACCGAAAGCGTGGTCGAAACCTGGGAGCGTTCCTTCGCCAAGATCAAAACGAAACTAACCGCGTTACCGAATAAGCTCGGCCCGATCATGGCGCTTCAGGAAGATCCGAAGATATGCACAAATCAATTACGAAATGCCATTAACAAAACCCTTAACGAATTGGCAACCGCCGCCCGAGGGCGAAACAGACGCAGAGCGAAATCAGCGGCTACTGGATGAAATAGTCGAACGATCATTTCAGGTGTTTGCAACACCACCTGAAATGACGATAAGCGAATGGGCCGATACTGAAAGACAACTTTCAAGAGAATCATCAAGCGCGTTTGGACAATGGGAAACATCGATCAACGAACCTCTTCGCGGAATCATGGATGCGATCAGCGATCCGGAAGTCGAAGAGGTCGTGGTGATGAGTGCGTCACAAGTTGGGAAAACGGAAGCGATACTGAACGCGATTGGATATCACATTCAAAACGACCCTTGTCCGATTCTTTCGGTGATGCCGAACGAAGCGATGGCAATGTCGATGAGCAGGGACCGGATCGCGCCGATGATCCGAGACACGCCAGCGCTGAAGGGATTAGTGAGCGACCCGAAGTCGAGGTCAACGGGAAATACAATTTTACACAAAACGTTTCCTGGCGGACACATAACTTTAGCATCCGCGCAAAGTCCTGCGAACCTCGCGGCGCGTTCATGCCGATTGGTGCTACTCGATGAAGTGGATCGATTCCCCGCGTCAAGTGGATCAGAAGGCGATCCCGTTTCACTCGCAAAACGCCGAGCGGTTTCGTTTTGGAATCGGAAAATTGTTTTAACGTCTACGCCAACGATTAAAGGTGAATCACGAATCGAAGCCGCTTACGAAACGAGTGATCAGCGCCGTTATTTCGTTCCTTGCGGAGAGTGCGGCGAATTTCAGACTCTTGATTGGCGAAATGTCGTTTGGCCTAATGGAGAAACCGAAAACGCACGATATCAATGCGGATCTTGTGAATCAAAATGGACCGATATTGAACGAAGGCGAGCAATCACCAAAGGAGAATGGCGAGCTTCTCAAAATTGTTCAGGAGTGGCAGGGTTTCATCTCTCCGGACTCTATTCGCCGTTCGTGTCACTCGGACAAGCAGCAACCGAATTTGTAAACGCAAAAAAGCATCCGGAAATATTAAGAACGTGGGTAAATACCTATTTAAGCGAATCATGGGAGGAGGACTCTGAGCAACTTGACACAAACGAACTCATTGAACGCCGCGAGGCGTATCCTGATCCGATTCCGGACGGCGTTCTCGTACTCACCAGCGGCGTTGATGTTCAGGCGGATCGGCTTGAATGCCTGGTCGTGGGTCACAGCCATGGCGATGAGTTGTATTTCATTGATCATAAAATCTTCTACGGTTCTCCGGCTAACGATCAAGTATGGGAGGAGCTTGCTGATTATCTACGCGCTCCGTGGGCGCATCCGTCTGGCAAGGATATGCGGATCATACAAACGCTTGTTGACTCCGGTTACGAAACACAAGCCGTGTATCGATTCTGCAAACGCATGGTCGGTTCAAGAGTTTCGGCATCGAAAGGTGTTGGAGGTACGGGCAGGCCAGCGGTCGGAAGACCTTCAAAAGCAAATAGCGCAAATTGCAACGTTTTTCCGGTTGGAACCAACACGCTCAAAGAAGTCTTATTCGCAAGATTGCGAGTCAAAGAACCAGGACCCGCGTTTTGGCATATCCCCGAACATTTCGATGAGGAATTCTGCTACCAACTCACGGCTGAAAAGGCCGTTAAAAGATATTCTAAAGGAATTCCGCGAATTGAATATATTAAGCTCCGACCCCGTAACGAAGCGCTTGATTTAGCGGTTTTAAACCTTGCAGCCTTCGCAATGTTAAACGTGAACACGAACGCAGTCCAAAAACGATTACAAGACCAACGCAAACAGGACCCGAAACAGAAAACCAGGAATAAAAGATCCTGGGTTTCTGGGGTATCACATAAAAGGCGATTTTGAGTAATTTATTCGATTCTACGAATTATCCGACCATCGAGCCGACATTGGCGCTTTACGATTCGCCAATCGTTGCCGGAGATACCGTGAACTGGAAAAAAACGGGATACGTCGATGACTATCCGTCAAGCGCTTATGCAATGGCATACAAAGCGACCCTGAACGGAGCCGCTTCGACGAATTTTACAGTAAGCGGATCGGATTCAAGCGGCGAATGGGTGTTTTCCATCGCGCATGGAACAACTGCAAGTTTCACCATCGGGATTTACCAATGGAATCTCTACGTTACGAAAAGCTCATCCTCGGAACGGATACGCCTGGAATCAGGCGAATGGGAAGTCGTTCAAAACATATCGACCGATACCTCGAACGATCCGCAAAGCCATGCGCGGAAGGTATTAACCGCGATTGAAGCGGTAATTGAGGGACGCGCTTCAGTCGATCAATCGAGCTATTCGATTGCAGGGCGAAGTCTTTCGCGCATGAGCATTGACGAGCTTCTACTTTTCCGCGACCGATACAAGGCCGAATGGTTAAAAGAAAAGCGCCTTGAACGCGCCAAAAAGGGCAAAGGTCATAACGGCATAATCTTAACGCGCTTTACGAACTAATGGGACTTTTCAATTTTTTTAAAAAGAAAACGCGGAAGAGAATAACGCGGGACCAAATGCTCCACCTCTCGCGCCAATTCGATTCCGCGAAGTTTGATAATATCTTCGCAGGATGGACCGGAACCAGCGCGACCGCAGACGAGGAATTGCGCGGATCGCTTTCGACAATGCGAGCGCGGACGAGATCGCTTTGTCAAAACTCCGAATACGCCAAAAAGTTTCTCAATCTGACGAAATCAAACGTCGTTGGATCGCGTGGTTTTAAGTTCCAGGCGAAGACTCGAAACGAGCAAGGCGCGTTAGATAAACTCGATAACAACTATCTAGAACGTTTGTTTTTTGAGTGGTCGAAGAATCCCGATTACGTTTCCATCGATGGGCGTTTGGATTGGTTAGGCGTTCAGAATGTAGTCATGGAAACGCTGGCGCGTGACGGCGAGGTATTTATCCGAATGATGAAAGGCGGGGCCGATAACCCTTTCGGATTTTCACTATGGGTCTTGGAAGGCGATTCGATTCCAATCGATAACAATCTAAAGCTCAAAGATGATCAATACATCATCATGGGAATTGAGCAAAATAAATTCGGGAAACCTCTCGCCTACTATCAAGCGATTAAAACGCCAAATCAATTATACGACTATTCTTATGATGTAAAAACGGAACGCGTCCCTGCTTCCGATATGATCCATTTGTATATGCAGGAACGACCCTCGCAAAGTCGAGGAATCCCGTGGCTTAATACTGCGATTCGTCCGCTCCAAATGCTGAATGATTATACCGAAAGCGAGCTTGTTGCATCGCGAATCGGATCTTCATCGATGGGCTTTTTTAAATCGCCAGACGGCGCAGGGTATGTCGGAGACGGCGAGGACGAGGCAGGAAATCTATTGACAGATTTTCAGCCTGGAACGTTTCAGCAATTACCAAGCGGAATGGAATTCGAAGCGTTTGACCCCAAACATCCGACAACCGCTTTTTCCGATTTTATCAAAGCGATTCTACGCGGAGCCGCAAACGGTTGCGGAGTATCCTACAACGCACTCGCAAACGATCTTGAAAACGTCAATTACTCATCAATTCGCGCAGGCGTTCAGGAGGATCAAGCACATTGGAAAACGTTACAGCAATTCATGATTTCGCGCTTTTGTTATCCGGTTTATCGGAACTGGCTGAAAATGGGAATAACAACGGGACAAATCGATTTACCAATCAGCAAACTTTTCAAGTTCGAGGAAGTCGTTTTTCATGGTCGCGGATGGTCATACGTCGATCCGCTCAAAGAATTAAAGGCGAAAGAATTAGCGCTTCAAATGGGCGTAACGTCAATCGGAAAGATCACAAGCGAAGCGGGCGAAGAATGGACCGATATTTTCGCCGAGCTTGCCGCTGAAAAAGACGTTGCCGAGGGACTCGGTTTGAACTTAACAGGGCCAGTAAATCCCGCACCAACGGAAACCATCGAGGTCGAAAATGCAACAGACGAAGAAAATTGAAACGGGAATATTAACCCGCATCTTAGATGTCAAAGAATCAACCGCGAATAAGGATTCGCGGACACTAGATATTTCCTTTTCGTCCGAGGCTCCGGTGGAACGGAGTTTCGGCGCGGAAATCTTAGACCACAAACCTGAATCGGTTCGACTTGGAAGGTTGAATAATTCGGCGCCGGTCTTATTTAATCACGATATCGATCAACCCGTCGGTGTCGTGGAATCTGCCAGGATCGAAGAAAAAATCGGTAGAGCATCAATTCGATTTGGAAACTCGGAAAGAGCAAACGAGGTTTTTCAAGATGTCATGGATGGAATCTTACAAAACGTCTCGGTTGGTTACGCGGTTCATCGGATGGAACAAACCAAAGACAACCCTCCCGAATATCGAGTAACCGATTTTGAACCTCACGAAATATCAATCGTAACCGTTCCTGCCGATATTTCGGTCGGGATATCACGCGAAAGAAATACACGGGTTCAAACCGAGGTAATCGAATTACCCGAATTGAAAGAACAGAAAATGGAAGTTGAAGTTCAAGAACAAGCGGTCAACACCGCAGCGCTCGAAGCAAAAGTACGAGCCGACGAATTGAAGCGAGTACGCGAAATTGAAGCTTATGGACGCGAACACAAAGAGTCCGAGCTTGCAGAGGAATATATCAAAAGCGGTAAATCCGAAGGCGAATTTGCTCAAGCCGTTTTGGAGCGAATCAAGAATCGCCCGAAAGAGCATTTCGATATTGGATTGACCAAAAAGGAAACAGGCGAGTTCTCAATGCTTCGCTTGATCAACGCATTGGCGCGTCCTCATGACCGAACCGCTCAAGATGAAGCTTCTTTTGAGCTTCAAGCTTGTCAGGCCCAGGAAGGAAAGCAAAAGCGATCTGCTCGCGGCGTTTATATTCCAAACGAGGTTTTAAACGAGCGAAGCCTTTCTCGCGCCAGCTACCAAAAGCGTGAACTCCAAGCGGGTTCCGGTGATGGCGCAAACCTTGTTCCAACCATTCTTGATTCCTCAAGTTTTATTGAGTTTCTTGATAATAATATGGTCAGCGTTGCGATGGGTGCGCGAGTCATGCGCGGACTTGATGGAATTATCAAAATTCCTCGCAGGGACGCGGCTATTTCTGGCGGATGGTTAGCCGAAAGCGGCGACGCTGGCGATGTAACGCCTAGCTATGACCAAGTAACCATGCAGTTAAAAACGTATGGATTGCGAGTTGATCTTTCACGCCAGTTGAGACTCCAAAGCTCGATGGATGTTGAGCGCTTGGTCCGAGAAGAAATCTCACTCTCAACCGCAATTGCTCTTGATCAGGCCGCATTGAGCGGAACAGGTTCAAGCAATCAGCCAACCGGAATTGCCGCAACAAGCGGAATTGGTTCTGAAACAATCACCGCGAATCAAATCACCTACGCGCAAGCAATTGCGATGCAAGGCGATGTAATGGCGGCAAACGCGTATTTCGGAAAGCTCGGATATGTTATCCATCCAACGCTTGCCGCTGATGCGAAAGCTCGCACCATCGATTCCGGTTCTGGTCGTTTCGTGATGGAAAATAACACCATCGACGGATTCAGAGCGCTTGTCAGCGCCCAGGCGACTTATTCCTCGCAGAATAAGGTTTTCTACGGAAATTTCGATGACCTGATGATTGGTTACTGGTCACCAGGAATTGACGTAAGCGTTCACAAGGAATTTGACGATGGACGCGTCAGATTGATCGTTTTTGTGGATGCCGATATTGCCGTAAGGCACGCCGGATCTTTCTCAATGACAGTCAACGCTTAATGCTAACCACTAAGAACGCTGGGGGCCTTGTAGGGGCCGCCAGCGAGACAGGCGGAAAAGTGAAAATAACCATGTTACGCGGCGCATTCATCGCGGGAGAGAATCACCCAGCGGGTGAAACACTCGAAGTCGATGATCGCATCGCACGCCAGCTTATCGGATCGAATAAAGCCGTAGCGGCTGAAGACGCACCGAAAAAGGCGACTAAGAAAAAATAACGATGGGAGTCGAAAGCGCGTCCGATTTATCCGATTTCTTCCTTACCGATGATTTCGGGATCGCGGCAACCTATACGCCAAACGGCGGAAGCGCTTCAACAATCAACGTTTTATTCGATAACCCGTTTTCATCCATTCCCCTGGACACGGGGGAAATGGATGTTGAATCGAACACGCCGACCGCGCTTGCCGTATCTTCGGACGTTGCAAGCGTGGCGCATGGTGATGTAATCGTAATCAACTCGATCACATATCATATTGTCGGCGTGCAAAAGGATTCTGGAAGTGGATATCAGGGAACGACCCTATTAATGCTTGAGAAGCAATAATGGCAAACCACTTGAGGCGACAAATTCGCGAGCGCATAGCGACCCGCGTTACATCGCTTTCCACAACCGGATCGAATGTTTTTCAATCGCGAGCCTATCCGATTGAAGAATCGAAACTTCCTTGTTTGCTGGTTTACGATTCCGAGGAAACCGTCACGCTTCAAGCGATGGGCGGAACTCGCGGAGTTGCATCAGAATTAACAGTAAACATCGAAGGATATTGCCAAGGCGGAGACGGTCAAACCGTCATGAATACGCTTGCGGCAATTCAGAAGGAGGTTCAAATCGCAATGCAGGGCGATATTAATATCAATAATCTTGCGCGTGATTCGTACCTTACCAGCGCTGACGCGTCTATTAACGCGGAAGCGACGAAACCGACGGGATCGGTTCGTTTATCCTATCTCGTCGAATATCAATATTTGGAAAACGCGCCTGACGTAGCCGCGTAGAAAGAAACAAAATGGCCGCATCTAGTGGAAACGGTGGCGTTCTCCAAACGTCGCCTGATGATTCAACCTATTCAGCGATTGCTTCGCTTCAATCATGGACGCTCGAACAAGCGGCGGATACGATTGAAACAAGCGCGATGGGAACCTCGTTAGCTAAATCGTTTATTCCTGGTCAAACCTCATGGTCAGGAAGTGGAGAAGCGCTTTGGAACGACGACGATACCTCAATGGAATCAATCCAAACCGCACTCGCGGCAGGGGACACGACTTTTTTCCTAAAGTTATACCCAATTGGCAGTAGCTCAGGCGATTATTATTCCGGGGGAATTGTTCTCACGGGTTTCTCGATAAACGCGTCTCTAAATAGCCCGATTGGGTTTACGTTTACTTTCCAGGGAACCGGAACGCTTACATTAAATAACGCGTAATGGACGTACTTAAATCCGCCAAGTCTCATTTCAAAGAGAGACTTGGCGAGGAACTCAAATGCTTAACGGTTCCCGAATGGAATAATGCGAAAATTTATTATCGCCCAGCGATCAAGTTATCTCAAAGGGCGATAGTCATGAAGCATATCCAGCGCGATGAATGGGACAAGTGCATCGCCTGGGGAATGATATTCCGATGTCGGGACGAAAACGGGAAACCCTTATTTAATCGCGGTCATTTAGATCAAATCATTGATGAGTTCGATCCTGATATATGTCAGCGGATCATTGAGGAAATGAACGCGAACGATCCAACGCAGGACGAGATTAAGGGAAACTAGAACGCGATCCTGATCTATACGCGTGTTTTCAACTCGCGGAAATTTTGCATAAGACCGTTGAAGAAATTATGCAAATTAGTGAGGACGAATTAAAGGGATGGATCGCATACTTTGAATTAAAGGAAAAACGTGCCAAGCACAACCGTTGAAATTTTAGGACGCGATAAAACGAAGAAAGCGTTTTCGTCGGTATCAAAATCGATGGACCGTTTAAAATCGTCAATGGGCAGTCTTAAAGGCGCGGTTGCGGGTTTAATTGGTGGCGCGGGTTTGGGTGCGTTAGCGTTAGATTTACGCAATACAGCGGACCAAATCGGGAAAGTTTCTGCGCGTTTAGGTGTCGGTTCTGCGGATCTTCAAAAATTCCAATTTGCCGCAATGAAAGGTGGAATGGATGTCCGCCAATTTAATATCGCGCTACAGCGTTTCACTCGACGAACTTCTGAAGCATTTATCGGGACAGGCGAAGCAAAAGAAGCAATCGAGGAATTTGGCCTTGAATTAAGAGATTCAAATGGACAGTTAAGAAGCAATTCCGATTTATTAATGGAAGTCGCAACCATTATGGCAAGCGATTTAATAATTCAAGCGGACAAAGCCCGTTTTGCGTTTAAATTGTTCGATTCCGAAGGCGTCAAAATGCTCAATATGCTTCAGCTTGGGCCTGAAGCAATTAAGGGAATGGGACGCGAGCTTGAAGCATTAGGAGGAGTAATAAACGAGGAAACGATAGTCGCGTCTGAACAGCTAGGGGACCGTTGGGACATGATCATGGCAAGGGTGAAAAACGCCTTTGCTCCCGCAATTATTGTAGCAAACGATTTGCTCGGAGTCTTTACCCAAGAAGCCGAAATGGCGGGTATGACTTCGGAACAATTGGAAAAGCATATAACGGGCGTCAGAGATTCATTAATCGAAAAAAAGAAGGCACTCGATGAAAACGATGTCGGTTTAAAAAATCTTTTTTTAGCCGCTCGAATGAGCGCCGGACAAATTGAAAATGAAAAAAAGAAAATAGACGAATCCATTGCATCAATGAATGAACAATTGGATGCAATGAAAAAGGTAAAACAATGGCGCGATAAACAAGTCGAAGCAACATTGGCGCAAATTAAAGCGACGCAGGAAGAAAACGAATTAAGACAGCAAGCAAATAACGATCAACTTTTGTTTAATGACTTATTAGCAGTCCAGCTACAAATGTATTCGGAAGGGATGCTAATGATGGAAGAAAGCGCACAAAAACAAAAAGAAATAAACGAACAAAAGATAATCGATTTTCATCGAGAGATTGACGAATTTGAGCGGATGGAAACCGCAAAACAAGAAATGCAGGAAGCAACCGCAAGAGCGACAATTTCGACTATGGCATCAATGGCAAGCGCTGTTAAGGACGAAGGCGTTGAACTTTTCCGATTTTGGCAAGCCGCGGCGGTTGCAAATACTTGGATGTCAACTTATGAAGCGGCAATGAAAGCCTGGGCGCAACTTGGAATATTTGGAGGGCCAGCCGCCGCCGCCATTGCAATCTTAGGAGCCGCACAAATAGGGAAAATACTTTCGACAAAACCGCCAGGAAAACAAGCGGGTGGCGATGTTCGTCCAGGCGAAACGTATCTTGTTGGAGAACGCGGTCCCGAATTGCTCACCATGGGCCAGTACGGAGGAAACGTCACGCCAAACCGAAACCTAGGGCAAGGCGTGATTATCAACATCTACGACGGGACAGGGCGCAAAATCAATCAAGCCATGTCCGATCTACGCGTCGAAGTCGTTGAACGCGCTCAACAATTCGGAGAATTTGCGGCCTTAGAATCTCGACAATATACGCAAAATGCCTTCGCTTGAAGTAGAGATCGAAATGGTTACGCCTACCAATAGCGATCCCGCTGGAACGAATGCAAAATTCTATCTTTCAGACCATTCGCATATCGGCGCAAATGGCGAATATTATCACGGATTCATCCAGAAAGCGCCTAATCTCAAACTCCAAGATTCGGGATCGGGTCAAATTGAAATGAGCGGCGCATCCATCGTTTTATCGAACGAACCGAACAACGCGGATCATCCATTTGGACAAGCGAACTACACAAAAATTTTAAGCGACACGGGTCCATATTATATAGGCATCAAATATCAAACCGCATACAACTTGTTCGAGGGTCAGCTATATATCCAGGCGATTGATTCAGAATCGATACGCTGTAATGTTAAAAGTATCAGGCCGACCGATTCCGGTCCGGTCTGGAATACAACGCAAGAAGGAATTAGCGGAACAAGTAGCGATCTCGTTTCGGGTTTTATATGGGGTGACGTCGTTGATTGGGAAGTCGAGCGCGATGATTCAGATGTCGGATCGTGGGACGCAATAAGCGGATCAGCGGTTCAAGCGGCGTTATATTTCTTTAATTCTGTTTCAAGCGTGACGCCGACGATAAAGGTCAATGGGAACGCGTCAACGTGGGCTTCAACTGGTTCGGTTCGGTATGACGCCGACGCGTCCGATGATGGAAGCGCGGATGCTCAACTCGGCGCGTACCAATCTACAAACGATTACGCGGACGGGACGCAGTATTCATTTTCGGCAACGGGCGTAAAAAATCGATTTTTATCAAGTGGAACAAACCGCGCAACTGCAGGACGCACCATTGCAGAGTTCGCGGAAACAATGGCTTACATAAGCTCGGCTGCGGATACACATATACCGCGTTTAACTAATGATAAATTTTACATTTTAGAAACAGAGACGATTGACACTAACAAAGCACCATCGCCACCAAATCTTTCTTTTGTTTGGGATAAAGGAATCATCACAACGCTTGAAGCGTTACGCCTTGTCAGCTTCGCGTCTAATTATCAGTTTTTTATTCTTCCATCGCAGACAAACGGGAATCGGACTTTATTTTTAATTGATAAAGCCAACGCGCCAGCTTCGAGTTCCGCGTATTACAATACGGTTTCCGAAAACGATATTCTCAGTTTAGTTATCCGCGGACCGGAAGAAATTAAAAGCATTAAAGGAAATTTTGAATATTACCGCTGGCAAGGAACCGAGCTTGTTGAAACAAAAGGACGATCAACTCTTTTTTTAAATGCGACGGGCAAGGAAGTTTCTTTTGATGCGCTTATCACAAACCCATCGCAACAAACAAACCTGACGAATTTTTTAAACGCGATGAAGGCGTTTTATGATAAGCCGACTTTGAGCGTTGAAATTAATGATATACACGACGAATGGCGACCAGGAGATCGAGTCGTTTTCAACCGACGCGATGAATTTGTAAACGTGGACATGATCATCCGATCAATTGAGTGGAACTTTAACGATCTAACGACAACCATCGAAGGCGACGCAACGCTTACGCCATACGTACAAGAATGAAGATATTACACGACGATAAAATCACCGCGGTTTCCGTTTCATCAGGCGCTCAGTTTTCTTCTAGTTTTGCGGTTTCGAATGTTCAAAACGATATTCCGCAAAACGTTTTTATGGCGAACTCGGCAAGTGCGACCATTAGCGCGACCATAAGCGCGGGAGTTCAAGCGGTATTCGTTTCGGGGCTCATGGCAGATAATGCGACCATCGAAATCACCGATTCTGACAATTCGCTTGCTTACAGCGAAGTTCTAAACACAACTAAATTTTCATCACTTAAAATACTTGGACGAAATAACGACAATCAGATCCCATGCTCGCTCGATCCGTTCACGATTTCGGGTTTCACGGGGACGGTTTTAACTTCACCACTAACAAGCGATACGACGTTAACTGATCCATTGACGGGCGCACCTAATACGTTAGAGCTTCGTGCAAATTTAACGCTTGGTGATGGTGGCGAGGAAGAGGTCGTTCTTGAGCTTGGTTTAGGATCATCAGAAAGCGCGATTCAAAACAATTTCGACGGGTCCGCATTAGGTGCGGGAACAGTAAAAATCGTTTTAGAATCTCAAGATGATTTGAAAGACTCGCCCATCGAAGGAAACGCGATTGCGAAATGGAATCAATCAAGCGGAGCGACGGGACGCTTCGACGATTCTTCGGACGCGGTTGTGAATTGCGTTAGTTTTGGAAACGTGCGCGTTGGATCGCTGGTCACGATTGGCGGGGTCGATTATCAAGTTACAAAAATCGTTGGTCAAGGTACGGGAAACGCAGACGTAACGCTTTCAGGAACGGTTACGGATGGTGCGATTACTGCGATCAAAAATCCGGTTCGCGTTGGGATTCTTCGCGCTTCTGCTTGCATAAACCTGGAAAATCCACAGATCGGATTTTCCAAGGCTCTTAAAGATTTTTCAATTCGCAAACCGTTGATAAACGGAGGATATCGTCAAACCCCTAAAAACGTAGCGAAACAATTTACCATCGATGCGGTTTTGCCAATCGAGCAAGCGAATAATCTTTTCGATTTTTATTATGCTTTCCGCTCAAAACCATTTCCGATTGCCGCTATTCAGGGTATGCCAACGGCACAAAGCGAAGCGCAAGAATATAGTGGATTTTGTTATTTATTAGACGCGCCTGAAATGCAAAGCGCAACAATTGACGGGTCTTTTCAAAACGTAAATTTCTCAGTTTGTGAGGTGATATAAATGGCAGATCGAATCATCAAAGGTGATAGCGGTAATGACGTTATCATACAAAATAACGACGCATCGAGGAAAATCGAGGTAACGAATTCGGGAGACGTTGAAGTCACCGGAGACTTTAAAGCGACAACCGTAAAAGCAACGAATCTTAAAGCGAATGACGGAACCGCATCGTTAGAGGTCGCAAATTCAACGGGTGATATCGGGTTTTCAGGAAATACTAATTTAAAAATTAAACTACCATCAGCCGGGGGCATTTATAGATCCAACGGTAGTACAACTGTATTAACAGAGTCAGGAGGAGCGACTGTTTTAGCAAACGTTGATATTGATAGTTCTAACACAGGATACACTGGTGTCAAAGTCGTAGATCAGTGGAGGATCAATTCCGATTATTCATCAGGTACAGGTTCAGTTTTAACATCCAACTGGGAACGTGTCGACAACTATAATATGGGCGACGGAACGAACGCAATTATTGGTGGTAGCACTAAAATGACTGAAAGTTCTGGTGTTTTTACGTTTCCGTCAACAGGGGTATGGTCTATTTTTTCTAATATTTTTTTACAAGCTGACTCTGGCGGAGGTGGTACTAATAACGCTTCCGCTTGGATACAACTTAGTACAAATGTAAATGCAGGATCACCGACATGGAACGATGCGGTAAGAACGAAGAGTTACGCAATGATAGGAGCGAGTTCAGCCACTATTCTAAATTCACTGGTTTTTTTTGATGTAACTTCGACCACTACATGCGGATGCCAATTAAAATTTTCAGCGAGTGCGAATACGCACGTAATAGGAGATTCTGATAAGTCAGAGACTTATGTAATTTTTACTAGATACGGAGACACATGATGGAAAAATGGGAAAATATTGAGGATTGTTTGTCACGTCATCCTGAATTTAGTGGTAGAGGCGGATGGTTCGGTTTTTCTGATTCAAAAAACAAAACCTATGCTAATTTAATATTAAATTCTGACGAATTCGAAAAACCGACTAAAAAATGGCTGGAAGACGAAATAAAAAAAAATAATCAAGAATTTTTAAAAACTGAATATAAATTGAAACGTTTGGCTGAATTTCCACCTATTTTAGATTGTATACATGCGATTTTGGATGATGATCTGGAAGCATTACAAGCAAAGCGAGCCGAGGTAAAAGCAAAATATCCAAAACCTAACGAGTAATGGATCACCATATGCCACAGCAAAACGATTTGACCGATATCCCAAATCGATTTGCAGACGTTCTTTTGACTCAAGCAAGTTTACTGGAAATGGTACTTTGCGGAATGCTTGTAGCGCTCGGATGGTATATTCATTACGAAGGCAAATCTGCGAAGGGTGAACGTAAATTAAATCAAGAAAAATTTGAATCGCTTATAATAAGAACGCAAGACTCGACCGTCAAAATGGCATCGGATATATCAAACGTGTCGGCGCGTCTTGATAACATTGAACGCGAACTGGAATCTCAGAAAGATTTTATTTTTGCAAACTTGAGAAAATAATGATTGCAACACTCGCACCCGTCATCGCGGGAACCGTTAAAACCATGGCGCTTTCTTTTTTGAGTGAAAAACTACTAATCAAAGTAGTTTTTTTGCTCCTTGAAAAACTCGTTAAATCGACTGAAAACGACCTTGACGATAAGATCCTCGCCGAGTATGAAAAGTCGATGACGGGGAAACTGTGATCGGTCGCGCTTATATTACGAAGAACATTTATCGCTACGGCTGGGGTGCTTATGCTTGACATGATTACGCCCAACTTCAGCCGCGCCGAAATGCAATGTAAATGCGGGTGCGGTTTATCGCATATGGACGACGAGTTTATGCGAATGCTTCAGCTTCTACGCGACAAACTCGGACCGCTTCCGATTACTTCTGGCGCAAGGTGCGAAGAACATAATAAGCGCGAAGGCGGATATCCGAAAAGCGCTCATTTACAATCGAAGGCTGCGGATATTCGAATATACGGACCGCGTGCGCTTGCCTTAGTCGAGGAAGCGCGTCGAATTGGATTCTCCGGGGTCGGGATCAAACAAAAAGGCGATCACGCCAAGCGCTTTATCCATCTTGATACTCTACCACGCGCCGCGATTTGGTCGTATTGATCAAACCGAGTTTGTAATCGCGCAAAATATTGCGGATTTGCGGACCGTGCAATGGCGTTCCTTTACGTGATCGGAAACCTTCGGCGTTCACGATCTTAGCTATCCGATAAAGAGATAAATCTTGTTTCGATAACTCGATGACGCGCTTTGCAAGTTTCGGTTGTTTCTCGCTCAAGCGTGGCGAACCTTCGATCCGAATCTTTCCGTTACGATCAACCGTTTTGATCGTCTTTCCGTTTCGCTTTCCCGTTTCCCGCTGAAGATTGCGCCCTGCGATCATTCGTTTTGATAACGTAGATCGTTCAAGCTCAGAAAATACGCCCTGTATTTGTACCATTGCTTTCCGCATAGGATCGTCGTAGATAGCGCGGGATATATTCTCGCCAGTATTTGCAGAATATAGATCGATTTCCTTAGACGCGATAAACGTCGCGAGTTGCATTTGTAGCAACAGCTCACGCGCCAGGCGGGTCATATCTTCAACAATAATAATCTTAATATCGTGCGCGTCCGCGTAGGCAATCATCTCAGAAAATGCGGGTCGTTTCTCAACTACGCCAGAAATCCCCTTTTACGTAAAAATGCGCACAAGTTTAAAACCATTTTGAGAAACAAATTTTTTTATACAGGTCGATTGTCGATCGAGGCCCGTGCCTTGAACTTGATCGCGTGACGAAACGCGTCTATATCCTAGCGATAACATAAAAAAATAGCATTTAATAACTAATAAAATTAGTACATTAGAATATTTTTTCATTTTTTTCTTGCAAATAAGAATAAGAAACGTGATTATCTTTCGCAAGCGCATTGAATGCATTTGCAAACAATCAACAACCGAAAAGAGAGGGTCAAATGAGCAACAAACAAATTGGCGCAGAAATACGTTACAAGAAAGCAGGACGCGCAGGTTTATATTGGGGATTTGTAAGAAAATACGATGGAGATTTCGCAAACGTCACATTGACTGATATTGATGGGCGGATGCTATGGAAGCCATTACGAAGACGAGTCAAAACCAAAAATTTACGTTTTATCTAATAAACAACCGAAATGAGAGGGTCAAATGATTAGCGATGTCCTATGCGACGCTTACGATGAGTGCATCAGATATTTATCTGAATTCGAAAGCACTTATTCAGAGTCAAATCTAGGAACAAGAAAAAGGCAAAAATTAGAAGAATGTCTCAAGATCATGCAACACACACGAATCATGCTTGATACGACGCGTGATGATTGGCTTGAGCAAAATTTCAATAATTTAGGCGAACGTTTACCACATTAAACAAACCGCGCCCGCGCTGGGCGCCCACCACGTTTTTTTCATGGACGAGAACACCGCGCCATTGACGGCGCAATCCCGATCTACCGATCTGTTTAGCGACTCGAATTCCGAGATCCTAAACACGACTCAAGCCGCGTCTATCTGCGGCGTTTCATATCACAAATTTTTACGCGAGTTCGGAGAGATTCCGTATTCGTTCGTCTATCCAGGCGGACCGCGAATCTATTATCGGAGCGAAGTTCGCGCATTCATCGAAGGTAAGAATAAATGAGAGACGACGTTGCGAAACGCTTTGACGCATGGATCGATCCCGTCGGATGTGATCGGGATTACACTGGATCACATCCCGAGCTTCTCGATTTACCGCGTCCTGATCCTGATATCGCATGGAAACGCTTCTGCGAGCAATGGGAGAAATGGTGCAGATTGCAACCGCTGACGCTAGGCAAATGAAAGCGCATAATCGCCCAATGAAACGACGCGTTCCTGGCGTGATGAGCAAAACCGAAGCGCTCTTCGCGGAACTCTTAAACGAGTATCAGCGCGACAAACAGATCGTCTCTTATAGTTTCGAGCCCGTGACGTTTAAACTCGCCGAAGGCGTGCGATATACGCCCGATTTCATGGCGGTCTTCGCAGATCCGACAAGGGGTGTGGCGTTTTACGAGATCAAGGCGAGTGAGTTTCACGCCAGCGGGAAATCGAATCAAATGAACTCGCTGACGAAACTCAAAGTCGCGGCGCGGACGTTTCCGCAATTTTATTTTTTCAAATGTTATCCACGCAAAAAAAACGAGGGGGGAGCGTGGATGATCGAACCTGTTAAAAATTAACGCTTTCTCGTGCAAATTCGTTGTCTCTCCTCTCGCCGCGACCCTCAGTACGCGGAAGTTATCGGCATCGTTTATCGGTCTAGGTTCTAGCATTCGAACCAGCGTCTAACATTGCGCAAGGGCTGACGCGGGAAAGCATCACAAAAGGAGTATTTTTATGAATGCAAGAGAGAAATTGATTTTTCTTTATGGATTATATACCGCCGGAAAAACGACGAAAAACGCTAATGAAAATTTTTTTTCAATGTTTTTAACTTTAGTTGAAGACGAATTTCCAATATTTGAGCAAAGAATTGAAAAAGAAGAAAAATCAAATGAATCCTAAAATTAATGTAATCGCAAACGAAAGAATAAAGCAATGGAACAAACGCAAAAAACTAATCCAGAAAATATGTCAAATGTCGAATTTCTTAACTCAATTAGTGACGAAAAAATAGGTTTCTTTCCTAAAGTCGAAGCGACCCAATCGCAAGGCGCTTACTTTAAAGTTTCAGCAATCGGATCAGCGTATTCTAATCCGTCTAAAATCCGAATCGTCGGATCGTTTATTAATAATACGATAGTAGAAGGTTGGCGTGCTTTTAACACAAGCGGAATGCCTATGCGCAAAAAAACTAAAGACGAAATCGACTTAAATCAACTCGGAAAAAACAACTTTGGACAAGACGAAAAGCCCATCAAATTTTGGGCTTTTCCGGTCTTTGTATATGAAGAAAATAACGTGCAAATTTGCGAGATTCATCAAGTCGGATTAATGCGCGAACTTGAGCGATTAGGAAATGACCGAAATTGGGGTGACCCTCGCCAGTACGATATCTCGATCATGAAGACCGGATCGGGAAATCGAACCGCGTATGAGGTCACGCCGTTGCAATCTCAATTCCCGCAGGAACACGTGGACGAGGTTGGAAAAGCGATCAATCAAATTGATTTACAGAAATTATTCGTGAATGAGGACCCGTTTCTCACTTCACCGAATGACGCGTAATCGCTTTACTTGCAACGCATAAACGCATAACGAGACATGAAACACGAAAACGAAAAACCTCTACTCTCTAGTGGGGAAAAAATAGAAAGCCCTAAAGGGCTTTCTTTTTCCCCATCTAGAGAGTGCGAGAAATCGCAATCGCGAACCGATGCCGCGAAGGCGACTTTAAGCGCGCTGAAAAGGCGAGTTCGCTTTACGCCTGAAGTGGAAACGCCAAGTAACGAACTGCGCCGATGCGAAGACGGAAACATCCGCGGAACGCTGAACGGAATCGAAACGGAAATATTCCAGGGCGAATCAAATCGCCCTGGAGCGATTCCCGGAATTAAATACGATTTCGTGAGATTTAAAAATCATCCCGCGTTTGACGAATACGGAAACTATATCGGCAAGAATAAAATAATAGGAGAGTAAACAATGAACGAGATCCAATATAAAGAAATCATTAATCGTTTAGAAGCGATTTATGATTCGCTTTGGTCTTTAGATTATCAAGAACAATTAATGAAGGCGCTGGATATGCTTACGGAATTAATTGTTAAGCAATCTGAAGTCGCGGAGAAACAACAAAAGTTATTAAGGCGAATCGAGAAATCTTTAAACGATGAAGATAACGAAACCGAAAACGAAATTCTTTTAAGCTAATGAATTATAAACAATTATTTAACTCGCAAGAGCGCTTCATCGGAAAGCGTCAAGGCTGGCGCATCTTCTTAGACAAAGAAGCGAAATATTACGCGCTTAACAAAACTGACAAATCGCCAGCGTTCACCTATCGATCTGATCTCAATCGATGGATCGCGAACCGCTTAAAGACAAACTCCGCTTGTAGGCTGACTCGCATAGGGGATGCAGGAAAAGATCGTTGGAGCAAGAAGCGCGGTTTATATCGTTGCACTTGCGGAACCGAGAAAGAAATCGACGATCATTCGGTTCGAACTGGCAAAACGAAATCGTGCGGATGCTTGAACCGTGAAAGCCTGCAAGATCGTGCAAAGATGCGCGAACGTCAAGTCGCTGGCGGACTCGCGATTAAAGGGCGACCAGGATCGTGCAAAGGATTAATCCGCATCTACGAATTCGAATCGAAATATTCGAAACCGCTAGGGCGTAAGCTTTGGGTCACGCCTGAAGAACTCGCGAAAATCTATTATAGAGTTCTACCCGATCCATTCGAGGAACCGGAACGCTTTGAGCAAGTGCGACCCTACAAGAAACAACGCTACAACGGTAACCGATTCGTCAAGCTTCGAAAGTGATCCCACAAATCTGCAAACGCATTTACACTACTTTTTGACACGATTTGATACTTCGCAGAAAATTACGATAACTCGTAATTTACCCGATTCGCATGGATGCAAATCGATATTCGTTCCGATATCAAAGAGCTTACCAAATCGCTGAACCGCATCCAGCGAAAGCAAATCCCCTTCGCAACTGTCATGGCGGTTAATGAAACCGCTCGTAATGTACGCAAGGCAGAATATCTCGCCATGCGCCAAGTCTTTCAAAATCCGACTTCCTACACGGTCCCTCCAAATATCGACAAACCTAAAAGACGTGGATCAATATTTGTTAAGAATGCAAACAAAAATGATCTTAGCGCAATGATTTGGATTAAAGATTTAAGCGCTGGTAAAGGTACGCCAGCTATTAACTATTTGGAACCACAAATCTTTGGAGGTATGCGAAAGCCTAAAGCGTCAGAAAAATCATTAAGGCGCAAAGGTTTGATTGGAGGTAATAAATTTATTACGCCAGCAAATGTAGGTCGCAATCAGCATGGTAATGTAACCAAAGGCACAATGACTAAGATAATAAGCGGTTTAGGTGCGCTTCCTGGTGCGGCAAAGGGTACGAAGTCACGGCAAAAGAAATCATATTTTGTTATGCGATTGGGTGGTCGTGGTAGTGAGACGGGTATTTGGGAACGCACCTCAAAGTCTCGAATAAATAAGTTATTTAACATCACAAATGCGCCTTCGTATAGACCTCGATTGCCATGGTATCAAGTCGCAAATAGAACAATACAACGCGTTTTTAAACCGAATTTTGCTATTGCATTCAATAAGGCGATTAAAACGGCACGTTAAACGGGTCCTTTCTAGAAACACGATTGAGGGTTATTCGTGC